TGATTTGACTTTGATGAAAAAATCAACAAAGTATCTGTGTACTCTGTTGTCTAAAGGAGAACGATATGGTATTACTATTTCCTCACTACCCCACTCCATGATAGAATCATTGAGGTCGCACCAATTCATAAACTTTAGCTCATAGCCTGATCTATAAATTATGTTTGATACGTTTCCTTTATACTTAGCAGGATTTCTCGGCATAAATCTGCCGGAATAAATTTCTTTCCGATACGTCATATAATCCTTATAAATAATGTGAAACAATAACTTAGTCTTAGGATATTTATATGTCAGGCGTAGATGTAAATGTTACAACCATTGATAATAGTGGTACTGCACCTAATGCTCAATCAACCAATCAACAAGTAACGCCTGTTGGAGGCACCATTACATCGACCATTCCGGGTCAGGACGGTGGTTCGGTTACAACTGTAGTTCCTTATGCAGCATCTATAGAGGAAGGAGATACCTCACAAAATCCTGGATATTTGGAAAGGTTATCAAATTTTGGTTCTAATTCTATTGCTTCTTTAAGAGATACAGTAGGAATTGCCTGGAACAGAACTACTCAAGCGTGGGAAGATGGTGTAAACGGTATACAAAGAGAAAATTTTGATAATATGGATGAAGATGTAAGGAATAGATTGTCTCTTCAATCAGCTGTTCCCCCATCCTTACTATCATATCCCATGGGTGCTTTTGATGATTCTATTAGTAACTCAGACACACAGTTAGTACACAGTGTTGTTTTTAATATTTTAGCTAGAAGTAATAGTAGAGTTGCACAAATAAGACAAAATCAAGGACTTACTGCGGCGTTTGATTCATCTGATGAAAATAGAACTAACGGTGAAAATGCTCAACAATATTTAGCATCACTTGGCACAGTAGCAGGCGCTGCATTTGCATATAAAAGATTAAAAGATTTAAATAATACTGCTAGACAAATTCAAGGAAACCCACTCGGACTTGTCGGTCAACTCGCTCAAGGAGCACTTATTGCAGGTGCGACCGGAGCGGTGAGTAGCCTTGCAGCGGAGAACAATTCAGTTGTAGATATAATGACAGCAATAGAGTTGTATGTAACACAACCCCCAATTGCAGAATATGAAGCAATGTGGGAACAAAAAGAACTTGGCGCTCTTGGGGGTATGTTGGCTAGAGGTGAAAGAGCAAATCTTTCTGTTGAAAGTTTTATGTCAGGAGCTTCTGGTTTAGGTGAGGTTGGCGTTAGAGGAGTTATAGGCGCTGCTGCATCGTTGCCAGGGGCGTTAGGTATAACTGGTGATTTAGCAGCGGGCATAGAAGCAACTTCTAAGAAGGTAACTAATCCATACAAAGAACAACTGTTTAAATCAATGGGATTCAGGAAGTTTGCTTTTTCCCATAAATTTGCACCTAGAAACTTACCAGAGTTACGTAATGTATTAAACATAATACAACAATTTAAATATCATATGCACCCAGAAAACGATCATAGTAATTTGTTTTTAGAGTATCCTTCTGAATTCCATATTGAATATCGTTACAAAGGAAAACGAAATAAGTTTGTTAGCAGGATATCTACTTGTGCTTTAACAGGGATGAAAGTAACATACGGCGGACAGGATGCTTTTACTTCTTTTATTGACACTGAAGGCGCTCCATCTGAGTTTCAATTAGATTTAGTATTTGAAGAACTAGAAACACTAACAAACGATAGGATTGGACTAGATTACGAGGACAGCTTGTAATGTTTTTTAAAAATATGCCGACTATGCGGTATAACATAGACAATAAACCTAGAATTGTAACTGATATATTTAGACGAGTTGCTATTAGCAAATATCAAAATAATACTTTAGCCATGAATGAATATTATGTTCAGGATAGAGAAACTCCTGAGGATGTTGCATATAACTGGTATGGCACTGCTTACTATCATTGGATAATTTTAACCATAAATAATATTGTCGATGTAAACAACGAATGGCCAAGACCACAAAATTCTTTATTTGAATATGTTGAAGATAAGTACGGTGTAAACAATGCATCTGAAGTACACCACTACGTCCTTAAAAAAGATGTGAATGATAATGATGTTACAGAAGAAATTTATGTTGATTATAATGCATCTGATCTTGCAACAGGTAAAATAGAGTCAGTGACTAACTATAAGTATGAAGAAGAACTCAATGACGATAAAAGACAAATATATTTGTTAAAACCTGAATTTTTAGGTGAGTTTGTAAAATCCTATAAACGCTTAATGGCTAGATAGTATGAGTGTTCCTGTTGATGAAAAACTAATAAAAGCCGGTGATTATGAATTAGAGTCTTTGGTGATACACACTATAGGCGATAATGGCGTAGTTGATCTCACCAACTTTTTTATAGAACTTCATTTATTTGAGGATATTTTTTCTCCGTCTCTTACAGGTAAAATTGTAATAGCCGATGCGTTGAATTTAATTGTTTCTTTACCTATAATAGGTGACGAAGCAATAACGCTAAAAATGAGAACACCGACGTTATCTGATGACACACACAATGTAATTGAAAAAACTTTTAATCTATATGCCATTAAAGATAGAATATCTAATAATGACGGGTCTCAATTTTATACACTTTGTTTTACTTCTATAGAAGATTATTTAGACACCTCACAGCCAATATCTAAGACGTTCAGAGGAACCACGGATGAGGTTGCAGCACAAGTTTTTGAAGATCACATAAGAACTGAAAGAGTATTAGGAAAACCTGACTTCACTCCTTTGTTACTTACAGACACTCCGCACAGAAGTAAAATAGTATATACTTCAAATTATTGGACTCCTTTCAAAAATATGAGATTTATTTCAAAAAGGGTGAGGGGTAAATCTTTAAATGGATCTGACTATTTATTTTTTGAGAGTAATAAAAATTTTTACTTCTCTAGTATAGAGTCATTGATACAAACACAATTAACAAAAGGACTTTTTGATGAATATGTTTTAGAAAGAGATTCACAAAGCATTCCAAGAAGAAAAACTGGATTTGATTTTTATGGTAATCTTTTACCTGATGCTATGACTAGAATTGAAGACATGAAATACAAAAAAAGTATTGATATGTTAGACAGTCAACAAGTCGGTCTGTTATCTAGTAGTATATATGGTTATGATTTAGCCACTAAAAAATTTGTACAGCGGGATTTAGACTATGTAAATGAAGTTAAAAATTTTTATAGAACAGATATTGGAAACCCTTTTCCATCTGAAACCCCTAGAAATCCTAGAAATAAGGTATCTTTTATCATGTATAATTCTTCAGTTTTTCCTGACTATGGACTAACTGACAATGAAAATTTACCTCAGGGTCATCCTGCAGAATACTATAGTGATAGGTTTCTTTTTAGGCAATCATATTTGAATGGATTGAATCAATACACCTTTGAAATGACAGTTCCTGGGAGAACTGATATTGAAGTTGGTTGTGCCATAAGTGTTTTATATCCTGCATCAGGCGCAAAAGATACAGAAACAAAAGATATAGACACTATTTTTGATCCTTCATTGAGCGGTGTATTTTTTGTAACAGCTATACATCACAAATTTAATATAGACAGACACGTTATGACTTTAGAACTAATCAAAAACGGTCTCGGAAGTGACTTAGGAGTGTATGAAAATGCAGCGACCTGATTTTAGATGGTGGATGGGTATTGTTGAGGATAGAGTAGATCCTGAAAAAATGGGTAGATATCGTGTTCGTATTATTGGTTATCATACAGAAGACCGAACAGTTTTGCCAACATCAGATTTGCCATGGGCTACTCCTGTAATGCCTGTTTCATCTTCTAGTAACACTGGTGTTTGTGAGACTCCTTCTTTAGTAGAAGGCTCTGCTGTAATAGGATTCTTTAGTGACGGTGAAAATGAACAACACCCTGTGATTATAGGAAGTATGCCGGGTATGCCTCAACAAAAGATTGAGGATCCTAGTTTTGGTTTTTCGGATCCCAGGGGTAAGTTTCCTAGATATCTCAATGAACCTGATATATCTAAACTTGCGAGAGATGGTGCAGCAGAAAAACACGAAAGTTTGATTGACAAACGAGAACGTAGAACAACAGACATACACACTGCTAGAGCCCCGTCTGTAGCTACTATGCTAACTGATAAGGCGGGTAAAGACTATACCGGAGAAACATGGAACGAGCCTCACCCAAGATTTGGAACAAGTGAATCTGGGCAATATAATCCGATTGGAAAACCTGTAGATTTTCCTGAGGGCGTGACCTCAGTTTATCCCTTTAACCAGGTGAAAGAAACTGAGTCCGGTCATGTGTTTGAAATAGACGATACACCTGCAAATGGTAGAATACATGAATATCATAATGCAGGTACTTATAGAGAAATACAAGCTGACGGAACTAGAGTAACTAAAATTGTTGGCGAAGATTATGAAATAATAGCAAAGGGTAAAAATGTTTTTATCGAAGGTGGGTGTAATGTTACTGTGGTGGGTGATTGTAAACTTAGAGTAGATGGTGACTATTATCAGGAAATTGATGGAGACTATTTTTTAAGTGTTACCGGAGATAGGATTGTAAAAATTAACGGCAACGATCTAACTGAAATAGGAACAGATATGGGTATAAACGTAAATAAAAATAAAACTGTTCGTGTCGGATTAGATAACACAGATTCTATCATAGGAAAGGATACAAAAAGTGTCGGTAAAGATAAAATTTTAACAGTAAATCAAAAACTACAAGAGCAAGTTAAAGGAAAAGCCTTTCGTCTAGTTGAAAAGTCTAGCAGTGAGGTTGTCATAGGTGACAGTAATATTTTATCAGGTGCCAATATACAGATAGGTGCAGATGAAAACATAAAAATAACAGCCAAGGATACTATCACTGAAAAAGCGAAAGACGGTAACATTG